CACCTTTAAACTGGAACTTAATTGGCTTAATGTTATTCTGGTTTATACCAAGATAAATAGGATTGATACCACCGGGTGATTTAGTGCCCCAGAAAGACGGTTGATGAGGTCCGATTTTAACTCCACCCCAAACTTCATTAATCCATATCCAGTCAATATGATCACCAAAAATAAGATTATGCTTTGTTTTATTTTTAATAAGGTTTGTGTCATAAACAGGTTTATCTACTACATTATAATCTTCAGTAACAACCTCTACAGTAACATTACCCAAGTCATCAATTTTAGTAAGATGTCCTACTCTTCTTTGTGATTTCCAGTAAGTAGTGGTTACACGTAACAAGTTAGTCATACCCATATCAAAGTAATCCTCTGACTCACTCATAATCCACTTAACTATATCCCCACCTTGACTTGTGTTTTCCCACATTGATGTGAACTGGCGATAACCTAATGATGGCAACTCTGTATTCCACTCATAAGATTTTGTACCATCATAGTAAGTACCATCATTCTGGTAACCCTGGATAGGATAACCTGCAGAACGTACAGGATAAATTAACTCAAGTGACTTTAACTGTTCCTCATTCATTAACCAGCCATAGCGGTCAATAACATCAGCTACAGTCATCATATCAAACTTACCTACCCAGCTAGCATCAGAGATGTAACGGATATCAGGAGATTTGTGGTAGAATGTCAATACAGGATTCCATAACTCTACATCATAGTCATCATCCATCATGCGGAAATGCCAGAACTCACGGTCTGTAATAAGCATATCACGGAAGGCTCTTTCTTCAAGCTCTTCCATTTTAAAACGCTCAACATCATTTGCATGCTGGTGTGTAGCCCACTGCTCTATTGTTGATTTATAGTCCTTGGTAAAAAAGTTCTCAATTTCAGGTAATGATCTTAATTTCTCGGGGCTTAATAACTCTTCATATTGAGGGTTATCAAACTCAAAGCCCATGTTCTCTAAGTTAGTTCTAACTTTTAGCTCAGCGTTTCTTAGAAGTAATTGCTCTACTTCTGTACGCTTAGCCTCCATCTGCTCATTGTATGAAATATCATCTACACCTTTATAAACAACTTTAGTAGATCTTTTAGCAAACTCAGCTACAAGAGTGTTAATTACATTAGGGATAATAGGGTAGAACTTAAGCTCTAAAGCCGTACTATCTTCCTTAGTAAGCACCTCAATTAAGTCAGCATACTCATTATCTGTCTCAACTATATAGTCAGTCTTATCTATAATACCTTTTGCAAGCTTATAGTTTTTCATAAGTCTGCGCGCATTTCTGCGCACTTGCTTAAGTCCTTCCCACTCTAACCAGTCAAGGTTCCATCCTGTCCAGTCTTCATCTTTCTTTTTTCTTGGTAAAAACTGAATAGGCTGGTTAAGAGTACCCATTTTATTGTACTCTACTTTGGCACCAGCCTTAACCTGCATGGCATTATATATTTCCATAGCTTATCTAAAATTTTTAAAAGGTGATCTTGGTAGTTTCATACCGTCAAATTTATGACCCCCTCCGCCTATATGACGAAAAGGGCTCATATTTAATTTACTGAATTTATTATAGTTATCCAAGACTTTTGCATTCCCAGTTTCCTCAAAACGCTTTTTATAACCTCTATTTGCTTGTTGGACTTTAGCAAAAGCTACTAAAGCAGCAAAAGATACAAGTCTATCCACGTTGACGCCATCTCGGTAAGCCATCATCTCTTTAAGTAACATGGGATCTGGAATCCTCTCTACACCATAGGTAGTTCTTATTACTTTACCATCTTCAGTTACTTCTTGGTCAAGCTCTTCTTTAATGAACTCAATAGCATAACTTATCATATGACTTTTAAATAAAGTACCTGTGTTACGCCATCCATATTCTTGGAACACATTAGCATTAGCACCAATATCTTTTAGCCATAAAATTTGATTTCTTGGTACAAGATATCTTTGTTTTTTTCTATTAATCATGTGCGTAATAAATTGAGGGATGTTATTCTCCACAATTGTCCACGCATTATACCACTCTATAATAAGCTCTAGTCTCTCGTGTGTTTTATTAATATCATCAAAGCGACCACACCAAGCAGCTACTATAGCATCTCTTTCTATATAGGTTTCTGCCTCATCTAAATTACGCTTTGTTACTTCAACTGCAGATTTATATACATAGATGGAACACAGTGATTCTGAGGTAGTTGTCTTACCTTCACCCACGGGGTCAATGCTTGCATAATACATCCCAAACTCAGGATCTTTAACTGGTCTTTCCCACACTACTAAACACCCTGTTTTGTCCTCTGTATTTTTAGTAATAGGGAATTCTGATATAGGTTGTTTATTAGAACCCGATACAGTTGGTTGACCTTCCGCACTCCTGTAAATATCTAAATACTCATAGGCATAAACCTTATCATCAATTCTTCTAGCCTGAGCATTTATTAAGTGAGATGGGAATACAGATACTGTTCTAAAGTCAAATGCTTCCTTGATATTTCTAGGGTGCTGAGATATACGGAGTTGATACTCTTGGGGATCAAGATCTTTCTTCCACTCAGCAAACTGCTCATCTAAAGCTTTGAGAGCTTCTTCTACCTTAGAGTTACCATACTCATCAATGTATGGAGGCATTGACCATTGCTCAGGAATAAACAATCCTGTTTTGCCTACAACACCAGTCTCATCAATAAGATTAGAATCAATAGCAAAGATATCATTACCATCAGGTCTAGTAATCATCTTCTTTAGAGGCTCACACTGAGACAAGTCACCGACAGATCCTGCAGCAACAAACATACCTGTAGTCATGAAACCTGATTTCATAGCAGGACGGATGTACTCAAATGTTGTATCCATCTTAGGAGCAATACCAGCTTCCTCATGGAAGAAGTACTTACATGGTCCCCCTACCCCGTTAGTCGGATCTTTTTCAAAGGACATCCCTTGCATTACACCTTTAAGACCCACTTCCGACTTACGCTTGCTCATAGGATCAACAGTCTCAATCTTCTGCTGCCACATCATGACCTTATTAGGGTTCATAGGGCGGTACCATGCTGTATGTTTATTTAAGAAAGCCTCATACTCATTTAAGAATTTCCAAGTTCCTTTCTCATTTATGTAATCTTTAAGACTTGCACCCATCTTAAGAGTTACCCCTTCTTCAAACCAGATCTGGTTAATTAGTTTACCAGCATGGTAGTATGATGATGCAATCTGACGTTTCTTTAAAATAGCAACATGCTTAAAATTTAATTCTGCTAATGCTTCATATAATGCCATATGATACTGAGCATCACGTATATCAGCAAAGCCAAACCTCTGAGTCTCCTTATTAAAAATTGGTAAGAAGTTTAACCACATGTAGTAGTCTCTAGGTATATACCAAGTATTGGTACCACTCTTAAATATTGCACCTACACGACACTTGATTTTTTGGTCATTCCAATAGACTATAAAGTCTTTAGTACCTTGAGGAGCTTTACAATAAAATCCTATCTCATTAAAGATTCTAGCTTGTTCATTGAACATTTTGCTGGTCTCATCAAAATGGTATTGACCAGGCTCTTTAAATATACTGAACACAAAGTTTCTAAACTCATCTTTTGTATCAAAAGATGTAGTCCCCCACTCACCGTCTTCCCATGTAGGTATATCTATTTTAGTACTCATTAAGAAGTCTTAGTATTTCATTTAATGCCTCGTGGCGGTGATTATCATAAAGAATGGTTTTATTAACCCACTTGGATTTTTCTAACTTAGGCACATCATGTATAGCAGATTCATTCTTAAACTTTAAATCTATCTGGTGAGGATCTCCTGTAAATATCATTATAGAATCTTTACCTAAACGTCCTACACACATTTGTAACTGAGCTTTAGTAAGATTCTGAAATTCATCTATTATACACACGCAATTATCAAATGTTCTACCTCTAAAGTGTGTAAGAGATACAAGCTCTATTACTTCTTGTTCTTCAAGTTTATTTAAGATATCAGGTTTATCATAGACCTTTCTCATATTAGACTTGATAGGTACAAGCCAAGGCTCCATTTTTTCTTTTTCAGATCCAGGAAGAAACCCGTTATCTTCAGTAGATATAGTAGGTCTTGTTATAACTATTTTGTTTACTCTTCTTTTAAAGTACATGTCAAGAGCTACTTGTACAGCAAGTAAGGTTTTACCCGAACCTGCATTACCCAGTAAGAAGTTATAAGGAGCATTGAGTATTAACTCCTTTGCTTTTTTCTGCTCATCAGATAGTGTAATAGAAAACTTAATATCTCCCTTAGGAGCAGTTTTCTCAACGTTTTGCTTTGCCATCTTCTATAAGTTTTATTATTGAGTTGATGTCCTTAGCTTTAGTAGGTAAGGAATAACTGTTCATAAAGGTACTTAAATTATCTCTAGGTATAGCCATCCATTCTTCTGTTTCACAAGAATAGTAGATAAAAAAGTCTGATATATTACATTTGATCATAAGCGAGTCCGGCTCCTCCTCTAGCCCTACTTTGTTGTTCTTCTTGTAAATCTTTATAAGCACCTTTATAAGCTTCTCTAATTTGCTGGAATTTTGCAGCAGTATTAGTTAGTGCTGTAATATTACCATCTCTTCCATCTGTGATACTTGTTGTGGCCATGTAGTTTGCTAAACGGTCGAGCATTTGCTTAATACCATTATACGCCCTCATGGTTGGAGTTTCATATAATTGTTTGCAAAGTTCTAAAGCACCTGGGATACCGTCATCCTCAGAACTAAATTCTGCATTTATTTCTGCTAATATAAGTTCTTCTTTGGCATCTTCTGCAAGATTAAAAAAAGGATTTAAGTCTGGATTAGGGCAGGTCATATAAAACAAATACTGATATATTTTTAGATGATCTTCAGGATATTCATCCATAATCTTCTTAAGAGTTACTAAAGTGTAACAATGCTCAGTAGGTACTACTACACCATTCTGTATATCAAATAGTTTAACTATCATTTTTCTTTTAGGCTATTTATAAGGCTAATTACTTCTGCTTTTAAGTACGGTACCTGATACTCAATAATATTATTTACAACCGGTTCACCCATCTCATCATACAATACAACTCTGTTATCATAAGCATCTTTACCAGCTTCCTCAAATACAATATGTTCTATAATCATTTTCCCTGGCTTAAGCTTAGGGTTGTGTTTAAGAATCATGTACATGTATAAACTTAACTGCAAAGAGTAATGGTTAAGATTACAGTCATCCAGATGATTGACTGGAGCAAGCATTTTATCAGTAATTCCTTCCCAGTTAGTGTAACCGGTGGTTTTAATTTCTTTATTTGTCTTATAATCATATATGTTGACATATCCATTTATCACCTCTACTCTGTCGGCTTGTCCGCACAAACCCACACTCTTAAGATACATCATATGTTCAGGATAGATACCATCTTGTAGTTTTTGTTCTGGAGCTTTTTTAATCCCATCACTTTCAATAGGTTTAAAAATGGAAATTACACATCCCTCTTTTTCTATAGTGTTACATGATGTATAAGCTGTTTCTCTTTGGTTATGATACCATGTACCTAAGTTAGTTGCTTTTTGAGATTCATTTTTCCAGGCCTCTTTGATTTCATCAGGGCTCATACCATACCATTTGCTCTTTTTGTTTTTAGCCGATTTCTCAGCTATAACATCAGCATCAAATGGTTTCTTAAATTTAGATATAATGCTAGTTACACTAGTCCATGTGATATTCTCACTAGGATCAATACTAGTATAACTATGAGTCTCGGGTTTAAATACTATCGCCATGATTTTCTAGTTTAGCGTTTAAGTCATCTTCTTCTTCTTCAGTCATTACAGCAAACCATCTTCCATGTGGACATGCTGAAGACATGCTGTGTGTTTTATAGGCTAAGGAGCAACCACAATCACTACAGCATGGTTGAGTACCTGGCATTTCACATTTAGATCCTCTTAAATCTATAAGAGGACAAGACTCACAAATCTCCATACGCCACATTGCAACACGCTTGATTTTTTTTCTAGTGAAGTAGTAGTTAAATATACCTTCTAGTATAAGCCACTTATTCTCCCAGATTTTTCTTATTTTTCTTAGCATTGTTGTGTTGGTTTTTTTTGGTTATGTATTCCTCAATCACTTGTTGTGCCTCGCGATACCTTACAATTTTTTCTTTTAGTGTATTGTATATTGTGTACTTTACAAAAGAACTAGGCGCTGGTTGCTCAAGGGACTTTTCTATAAACTTGATTTTTCTAAGTAGGTTGTTATATCTAATGCTGAAGGTTCCTAAATTAGGAAGTCTTATATAAGGATAATCTATATTACCAAGCATTTTTCTAACTTTCAACCAGTAAAAATCTAGAACATCATCTACAAGTTCTTGGTCTTGGTTAAGCTCTTTTGCTGTAATATTACTTAACTGCTTCGCTTTCTTGGGGTTCAATTCTTATAAATTTATAGTCAAGTAATATATTACCACTGGTCTGAATTACAATGTCTTTAGAAACTTTAATTTTTTTCCGGCTTTTACCAACTTTGACAAACTCAATTAAGCCTTTTCTTTCAGCTTTTGCTACCGCATTTCTAACAGATTGACTGCAGCCGAAGATGTTGTTATCGGCTGCAGTGTTACAAAAATCTGTTAAATCTGTTTCTCCTTGAATAGCAAGCATAGACAAACAGCTTAAATCAAGATCGGAAATTTTTATGTTTTTTATAAAACAGTGCACAAGGAATTGGACTTTGACACATTCCCAAAGATCCATCCTTACTTTTTTCTGTACTTGATTTACTATAGCCATTGCTTACTTATCCTTTTTAAGAGTTCTTGATTTTGTTGGTTTTTCTTCACTCTCCTCATCGGTTTCTGGAGGTGGTGCCATGATCTGAGCAATACGCATATTAGCCATTGCGCGTCTAGCACGTAACTCCTCAATCTCAGTTAAAAGAGTTTCGTAGTTTTTTTGTACTTCAAGGATCTCAGATTGTTCTTTAAAAAAGCTAATCATCTCAGCTTTCTTCTCTTGAATTTCAGCATCTGTAAATTCTCTTTGTTGGTTTTCCATAACTTTTAAATATTTAGGTTTAGACAAATATATAATAAAAAGTTTAAACTCCAAATGTTTAGACAAAAAAATACCCAGGCACGTTTGCCCAGGTATCTTAACCTAAATCAT